GCAGAGTTTGAGCAGTTTGAAGTAGAAAATCTGCAGGAGCTACAACAAGAATGGGGTGATAAGTTCAACCACAATCTTGAAATGGCACGCAGAGCTTTTATGAATTTTGCTACTCCTGAAGCGGTAAAAGTCTTGGAAGAAACTGGTATGGGAAACCATCCAGAACTATTGAAAGTATTTGCCCGAATAGGAGAAGTATTAGCTGAAGATTCAGTATTACCAGGATCAAATAACGCAGTTCTTGGTGGTATGAATGCAGCTTCAGCCCAAGAACAAATCAACGATTTATTAGCTGATTCAGAGTTTAGAATTGCATATCAAGACGGATACCATCCTGGTCATAAGGATGCCGTTGAGAAAATGACTAAGCTTTATAGTTACTTGGGTTGATTTAGTCCAGACAAGGTTTTTAGACCCCTGGCAATTGATTTTGTCAGCGGACCCCATGTGGACAATCCGCAAATGTGCGTTTTTTTATTCACGTATTGCGGAGACTTTATATGTCCACTCAAATCACAACGGCATTTGTCAAACAGTTCGATGCCAATGTACAGCTTCTCGTCCAACAGATGGGAAGTCGATTGCGTAATGCAGTCACTTTAGAATCAGGTAAGGTCGGTGAAGAAGTTTTCATGGACCGAATTAGTGCAACTGCTGCACAAAAAGTAACCAGCAGACATGCTGACAGTCCTTTGATCAGTACACCTCATGATAGACGTAGGGTAACACCTGTCGATTATGATTGGGGTGACATGATTGACAATCCGGATAAACTCAGACTCCTAATTGATCCTGCATCTGCGTATTCCCAAAATGCTGCTATGGCAATGGGAAGATCAATGGATGAAGAAATCATTGGTGCTCTGAAAGGTAATGCTTTTGGATCTACTGGAGATTCTGCTACATCAGGCAGTTCTTCTAATTCCACTATTGCTTTACCAGGAACACAGCAAATTGCTTCTAACGTAAACAATTTTGCTGTTGATGGTGAAAATACAAGTAACCACCAACCTTTAACTGTTGGCAAATTGATTGATGCTCGTAAACGTTTAGGTGCTAGTGAAGCAGACGATTACGATGTCAATGGAAATAGCAACCTGTTCTTAGTTGTTAATGCTGCTCAATTAGCACACTTGTTGACTTCAACAAAAACTAATAGTGCAGACTTCAATCAGATCAGAGCATTGGTTGCTGGAGATCTTAATCAGTTCATGGGTTTTAATATAATCCGAACTGAAAAAATCCCAACCACATCTGGATCTGAGTTGTATTCAGGTTCTACTGAAGTTCCACAGGCAGACAGTAATGATGAACATTATTGTTATGCTTTCCACCGCAGAGGCATTGGTTTGTGCGTTTGGGAAGATATTGTTGCAAGGATTTCAGAGCGTCCTGACAAGCGATTCAGCCAGTATATCTACTACCGCATGACAATCGGAGCGACACGACTTGAAGAAGAACGTGTTGTAGAAATCCGATGTCAAGATGCTGCAGTTGATAAATCATCTTAATCGTTTGAAAGGAGATTAATTATGGCAACTGTATACGGAGTCAACTTTACGAAGTATGACCAAAATGTTCCTAAAGAAATGGTTAATGTCGCTGAATTTGGAGGCAGATTACGTGTTCAATACGATACGTATGAAGCATCTGCATTAGCAGCAGGATCGACTATTTCTGTAGCCAGGATTCCTAAAGGTGCAAGGATCTGGGATGCATTCATTATTGCTGATGCACTTGGATCTGGACACACATTAGCGTTAGGAGATTCAGCAGATCCAGACCGTTTTATTACGGCTACTCTGTTTAATACTGCTAACAAAATGGTGTCTATTTCACCAAGGCCAACAGGTACTGCTAATGCAGCTTCTACTGCTGCAAGCGGAACTGGTATTGCTGCTATCGGTCATGAATACACTTCACAAACCGACATCATCATTACTACAGCTTCAGCTGCTGTTACTGGCACAATCAAAACTGCAGTATTTTATACTGTAGACTGACGTAAAGGAGAAGGATGGCAACCGCAATTCAGATATCGAATATTGCGTTAAACAATATTGGTGATGGAACAATAACGTCTTTTGACGATCCTAATGCTAGAGCTAGGGCTTGTAAATTAAGATTTGAAGACGTTAGGGATGCTGTCCTTCGTGCTCATCCTTGGAATTGTATGACAGGAAGAACAACATTATCTCAGAGTGCTAGTTATACTCCTCCATTTGAGTATGACTATGCCTATGTTCTTGATAATACCATTGTTCTAAGAGTCTTAAATCTTTATGAAAGTGACGTTTTTGATTATCCATTTAAGGTAGAAGGTCAATTTCTTCTTACCAATGCAACTACTGCAAAAATCAAATACATCAAAAGACCAACAAGTATAGACGATACTCAAGACTTTGATGCACAACTGGTTCAAGCAATAGCGATGTCTCTGGCATCTGAAATTGCTATGGATTTAACAGGTCAGGCACAGATTAGAGATCTTATGCTTGGTAAATATCAGCAAGTGCTATCAGAAGCTAGAAGTATTGATGCACAAGTTGGTACTGCAGATGTTATTGAATCTAATGAATGGGTTGAGTCAAGAACACGAACTTATTCTGGTAACTTCAAACCATTCTCTGCTTCTACTGCTAACGGCGTAGTATGAGAGTAACCCAAACTCAAACAAACTTCTGGGGTGGACAGATTGCTGTCAAATCTCAGGGATTTGTTGATGAGGAACTGTATTCTAAATCTGCATCAGAGCTAACAAACTTTGTTGTTACTCCGAATGGTGGATTAGCAAGAAGACCAGGAACTCAGTTTGTTGCTAGATCAAAGCCTAATGCTGCTGGTGTAGCCAATAATGCTGCTGCAGTTAAGCTCATTCCATTTACTATAGGTTTTGGTAGTGACAACAACTACGTTTTAGAATTTGGCTATTATACAGGTTCTAATGGCTATATAAGATTCTTTAAAAACAAAGCTCCAGTAATGGATGGACTATCTGTTTATGAAGTTTCTACGCCATTTAATACTGCTGCTAAAATCAATGCTATTCGTTATGTACAGTCTGCATCATTTTTATTTTTAGTCAGTCCAGACGTACCACCACAACAACTGGTTTATGATGCAACAGATGAAACCAACTGGACGATATCAGCAATTACATTTTTTGACGGACCTTATTTCAATTCACAGGAATTAGCAGATGGAACTGCAGTAGATACAACCATTTCTATAACTTCTGGTACTGCAACTTTACCATCAGGAATTAACGAAACAGGTTGGGTTGGTGAATGTGATAATGCTTATTATTGGAGTAATTCAGGAACATCTGTTCCACAACCTACAGACAATCTTCAGACTTTTTCCTATTTACAGAACAAGAACCATGGTCTTCAAGATGGAATGAAGATTAATTTGTCAGGATGTACTTCAGAATACTCAGCATCTGCAACATCAGGACAAGCAGGAACTAATATTACAGGCACTTGGGCAGCAAATCAGACTTATGCTGATGTAGCACAAACATCTACATCTGGATCTGGTGTTGGGATGAAAGTAACTATAACAACAGATGCCAGTAGTAATCCTACATTTGAAGTGACAACAGCAGGATCTGGTTATGATGTAAATGATACAGTAACTTTTACTGAACCAAGTCTTACACCTACAGCTAGAATAACTGTTTTTGGTGGCACACCAGCAAATGGTGATTATTTTGCGACTCAATGCACCGCAAACACTTTTAAAATTACAAATACAGTCGGTGGTGCTCCATTAGACTTTGCCAATAACCAAAAACCTACTGTCAAAGCTTATTTTTACCGCAAAAACAGCAGTATTACGCTGACACAATCTGCATCTGGCATTTGGACTGATACTGCAACAGATGCTGGTCGATTATTCAGGATTAATACACTAGGAAACGAACAGATTTATTGGGGTCATGTAGAAATACAGACAATAACTGGAAATAATGCTGTATGTACTGCAAAAACAGACATTCCTCAGTCTTATACTTCTAATTTAAGAGATTGGAAACTAGGACAATGGTATACAGGCAACTATCCGCATTTTGTCACGTTATTTCAGCAAAGATTGGTATTTGCCAGAGTCGATCATAGTCCACAAACTGTATATTTCTCTCAGACCAATGATTTCTATAATTTTGGTCCTTCAGAATCGTTAGGATCGGCTACAGGACAAACAACGGCTTCAGGAGCATCAATCATAGGCGAACAGGTATTATCGTTCAATGCCATGACGTTTACGTTTGATTCTGGAACGGTTGATGAGATCCAGTTTCTTATACCACAGGAAAAACTGTTAGCAGGAACAACTGGTGGTATCTATGCAGT